AGAATTTATCTGATTCATTTCCAATGCTGTTTCCAAGTTCCCCCGGAACTTAGGCTAATAATAAGATACATTATGGTAAAAATGCATAAACTGACCAAGGGTGGACAAACCATTTATCCAGCTACCATTTATGACGCAGTGGTCAACCCCAAGACACGAAAGAGTCTGACCTCGGAACTGTCGGATTTGAATAAAGGAAGTGCCATTTCAACACAATTTAATACAGACTTTTCGAAAACCAGACTTGGGATCCCAAAAGAAAATAGAAGCACAGGAAAAATTTTAAGTTATAGGAATGGAACAACCGGAGATATCACTGTTGAAATGTATATGGGAACATCAATGGATGATCAATATTGGAGCGACGATTTATTTTGGTGCCAGTTGTTGCCATCGACCAAATTTCCCTTCATCAACATCACGGCAATAACCGGCAATAATTACAATACGCCTGATTCTGCAAGAAATGCTCTGCCGAATACTTACAATAAGAAAATCGGATTGGTTTTCACTTATAGAGATTCAGCAAACAGATATAGGGTATATCTGTACAATTCTGAAACGAGTAATTATATACCACTTGATTCCTACATGTACGATTCTGTTGTGTATAATTCAAACAAGGCTAGTACGAGGTTGTCGATAGACAGTATTAACCGGAAAAAAGGATTTATCTTGTCATATCAAAATAAAGACAGGTTCACAATTGAAATATACAATTCTGATAGTGTAGAGAATTCAATTTGGATAAATGACAAGAATTGGATTGAAGTATTAACCATTGACTCTCTTGAAGAAGTTCAAAACGACTTGATGAAAATACGACACATGTTGCAGGATGTGTCAATCAACAAGGTATATGATGAACTATTGTTTATAAACAAAACGATAGACGGTTCTGGAAATATTGTAAATGGGAATGGAGTTGTCATAGAAAAAATTGATATACCGGTAGGGAAAGAATATGTCTATACCAATGCATATTCAGTTTCTTTTTATCGAGATGATGACACGCTGCTTAGCACGATAAACATGGGTGCTCCAACAGGAAAGAATATATCAAAAAGAGAAATCCCCTCAGAAGCGTCATATTGTAGGGCGTGGAACAACAGCGCAAGAGATTTCTATTATCTATCATTTGATGAAAATTTTATTCCGCTTGAATTCGGTATAACACAGCTTCCTGAAACTTTTTTCGATAAAAACCTGATAACAAACAATAATCTTATTGATGGTTATAATAATGTAAATGGATCGTTACAGTCAAATGAAGCCTATAGTACTACACGATTGATTAGAATCGTTGACAATGTTACATCTGTATTTACCAATGCTTTTTCAGTTGCTGTGTATACAGCAGATGGCATGTGGATTGGATATAGGGGTAGTCAAGGAAGACGTTTCAGGGAGGTGATGACGGGTGAGAAAAATTGGGAATATATAATTTTTAATTTTGACAGTGCGGACTTCCCGTTTGTTTCATTGAATTATTTTCCCTGCAACCCACAAAATGTAAGAAATGTAAAGTTAGATAGGGATGAAATAATCAATATGGCATATAGAGGGAAGAAATTCTGCTCGTTTGGAGATTCTATCGTTGAGCTGATCTCGTGGCAGAAGTATGTATGGAAATACTTTCAATTCTCAACGCATTACTGTCGAGGTATCGGAGGTTCCAAGGTTACATCCATTTCTCCACAAACCAAAAAGGTGGATGAAAATGGCTACTATAATGCCGCTCATCCTGAGGAAGGAACTATCACTATACAGGATAATATGTGTGGTGACGGACGAATAAATACTATTCCGACCGATACGGATGTATTAGTTATATATGCCTCTGCTAATGATATCACGGCAAATGCCCAAATCGGGGAACTTGACGATCAGGACGAAACTCATTTAAAATATGCCTATGGACTAATGTTGAGAAAGATTATCAAAAGATTGCCGGATGCCAAGATCTTCGCTTGCATTCCACATAATTTTTACAATTCTCATAATAATGCCGATTATCCTTATAAAAATAATATAGGATTGACGATACAAGATTACGGGAGTGTGATAAAAGAAGTATGTGCAATATATTCTGTTCCCGTTATTGATGTAAATGCATTAAGTGGAATATCGACACTTAATATCACAACGTATTTGCAGGATCAAGTTCATCCAAATTCCGCAGGAGGTATGAAGATAGCTAACGTTGTCATTGATGCTTTGATTCAATATGTTCTTATGGATCTGGCCAGTCCTTATATCGAAGATACAAAAATGTAAATTATGATGATTCGAAAGTTAATAACTAAAATAATGAACCATCTGTCCGTAGAAGTACATCCGGATGCGGAATGGTTCTAAACATAAGGGCTGACCTACACCAAGATCAGCCCTTACATCATAGTTGATGGATTACTCTACTATTAAATATTTTATACCTGATCTTACTAAAACATAAGCATTAGTAGGATATTCTGATTTCGCCAATAATCCATCTACTGCCTTACAGTAATCTCCATCTTTAGGAAGATAGTTCTCTGAAACAAGAATATTATTTATTTCATACATGATATTTTTGGCACAAATAACTTTCCCGTCTGAGCTGTTGAACATAGCAACAGATTCAATTTTACCATTAGCCTTATCCCCATATAGATTCACCAAATTACCGGCTAATATCGAACTTTCAGTTTTATATGTCTGTGCAATATCCGTTATTTCATTAAAATACAGAGTTGGTTTGGGAAAATAAACAATACTATTCCCCCAGCCACTAATTTTCATCTTTACACCTGATTCTTTTAAAGACCCATTAAATAACGTTGAAAGCCCATAGAACTTGTTACCTATAAACCTATAATCTATAAAACTATTTGGGGATGGAATATTTTCCGAGGGCAACACATTGGTTGCATCGGAATAAAAATAGCACCCTTTAAACAGGATAAAATGTCTTCCATATCCCATACTGCCAAAATGTCCTCTCAAGCATGGATTTATACAATTAGTAAAAATCAGATTCATGTTAGATGCAATATCTATACCTATTGCTTGGGAACCATACGGCCAGCTATCCGCAGCCTCTCCATTATTCTTTCCACTGTCGAATTCCACATTGTCAAACCATAATTTATTAGATTCGCTTTCTTTAATGCCATTAACATGCACGGTATATCTTACATTTTTTCCAAAAATATAAAAGTTGTGGAAACTGCAATTCCTAGTTTTTTTTATCAACAATGGATGTAAATTAGATACAGGTGTTGGGAAACCACTGTCAGGCATATCACATACTATTTTTGTAGCCCTATTACCAACACCGAACAAATGAATATTTTGCCTGTCAACCATTTCTATATAACAGACATAATCTTCCTGTGATTCTCCCGATAACGGGTCTTCCGTTGCAAAATGATTAAATGATGATGTCCTGAACTCCCCTACAGCAAAAATATACCATTGTTTATCTGTATCTCTTGGTATGGTATTTATAGCTCTCTGAATGGAGTTTACATTGGCATTGTACCCTACAAATATATTAACCCCGTCTTCAATAGCTTGAAATTGATTTGCCGTTTCCTGATCGGCATAACAATAGATAATATTACTTTTATAAACAACTCCATCAAGTCTATCTGTTATATCCTTTATACTATCTTCGAAACCGGGCAATGATTCAGGTGGAATCTGAATATCAGGACTTAATTTTTTTCCTCCCCCCTCTATTCTCTTGACACTTGGAGTGCCTTCCAAATCATAGGCATTGCTTAATGTCCAAAGTATATAATTAAATGAACCATCACAATAAATTTCATAATTTTTTGTCTCTGGTGAAGCCTCATTGATTAAGACTTCTGTTATTTCTCTTTCTACGGTTTTGGCAATTCTAAATACTGTTTGATTACTGACATTTGAAGAATCCAGTTTATACCTCAATCCTTTTGCCACAGGTATTCTTACAGACCAGTATCTTGCAGCGGTACCCAGTGTGCCTCCAGCTGATATATAATCTTTAGACAAATAAGCGCTGTTGTAGATTTCTTCTTCTATCCCGCTTTCGGTTATAATAATATTTGACACCTCTTCCTCTAAGCTTGTAAGGGATTTGTTTGTCTCAGTAATCTTGTCATCTAATTCTTCTATTGACGGGTCTAATATTACAAATTCAACAGATTCAGATTTTGTCAGTGTAAAGTAAGCGGTAATGGCAGATTCCGGAGCCTCAATTACAGATTTTTCCCCAACGAATGTTTGGCTTGCTTTTAACAAAATCCTATCGGATTCATCAACAAAAACATAGGCCCTAGCTTGTACAGAAACGCACTTTCCAGTAATCAGAAATCGATCTCCGGCTTTACATTCTAATTTTGTTGCTATGAATGTCGCATTGTTTGTGATTTTTTCTATACTTGATGCTATTTCTCCTTGATTACCATATACAATATAGGCCGTACTTTGATCAAAATTATCAATAATATTTTCTCCCTTTTTTTGATTAATAATATCCATTTTTAACTCGGACAGTTCCGTAGTCAGGCTCTTGCGGCTGGTAGGGTTGACCACAGCGTCATAGATAGTAGCCGGATAAATGGTTTGTCCACCCTTGGTCAGTTTATGCATTTTTGCCATAATATCTCCTTTCATCCGCCTAAGTTCCGGGGGAACTTAAGCTATCATTATTTTATGTAACTATTTATTTAACTATTAAATCATTATTTCTCTTCCGGTGGCAGAGGAGGTACAAAATCACTCAGCACATCATCATACTCCCTCTCTGACAGAGGGACGCTCTGCACCGCATTGTATGCGGCATAATCCGGATAGGAAATGATCTCCGCCGTGCTCTCATCCGTCTTTCCGGCAACGAGGATAACACCTGTATTCTCCACCGATACAAGATTGCAGATGCCATCGGCAAAATCAGCATCGGAAAGATAGTATTCGCGTTTGACCGACAGAGCACCGGGACGTAGTCCATGCCTGTCAAAAATGACCAGCAGACCACCATCATCAAGCCTGCGGCAGTTCTTGTACCCGTGCCCGTCAAACTCCGCAACGACACACCCCGACAGGACTGTGCGGTAAGTGAACCGGAAGGGAGTATTCACATCCCCGTTCAAGTTCTTCTCTATGATTTTAAAATCGGACTGATAATTGATTCTCATAACTATAATATTGATGTTACATCGTCTATCTCCTCGGCTGTCAGGTATCCGTTCAAGTCAACACTTCCGCCACCTCCTGTCGTGCCTGTAGGACTCCATGCCCCCTTTATCTTGCATTCATATATAGGGCCCGGTATGGTATCCCCCACAACAGCCCAGTCACCTACAACAGGAGATGGAACAGCCTCTTCCAGCAATTTAAGAGTAGAAAATAATCCCTTGTTGCGGATACCGTTCTGCTTGACCTTTTCTAGTTCGGTAGAAGTCTTACTAAAGTTGTTGTTAAGACGGTCTGCCGCCTCACTCCAAGTACCTGTCTTGTTAATACTATTCAGTTCCATATCACTTCTTTACTTTTAAAGTCCCGTTTGTCACGACTCCTTCTACTGTCTCATATTCCACATATACCTGACCTGACGAAACATCATCTTTCCCCGGCCAATTACTGCAATCAATATTGGCCACATGCTTATACACACCCACTCCATTATATACCGGTTTCATTCCGACTAACAGCGTTTCGCCTTTAGAACCATAGAAGGATACGTTATTGGGATTAAGAATGATATCCGTATTTTCCACATGATTCTGTATTCTGATACGTTCCGGATATACAGTCGTTTCTAGTATCAATTGGTCCCCTGCATATTTCCGCAAAATCAAATCACCATATTCCCATCCGTCCGATGATGTGTCGAACCTTAATATCAAGGTGGTATGTCCTTCAGTCGTGTACATTTCAAGAGTATTTTTATCCGGATCAATGACAATGCGTTTCCCGTCAACAGATGTTTCTACTTTTCCGCGGAAAAATCCGCCCAAGGCTTCAACCACACCTCTGAACTTACCACCCAAGGCATAAATATAGCCGCGCAGGAACGTATCGCCACCATGAGTGGCAACGAAGTTCGCCATATTCGCCCATTCTTCATCGGTGGGTTGATAATTCGGATCATTACGAAACCTCATTACGGTTAATATAGCCTGTTGCAGCGTGCCACCTGCCCAGAATGCCACATCATCATCGTCATTGTATATGCCGCTCACTCCGGCGGTGACCTTTTGCATCTTGCCATCCTTGTAGTTGCCCAGTTGGATCATATTGGCAAGGATCAGACCGCCAAGGATGTCCACAGAACCATCCTTGATTGCACTGGCGATATAATTAATCGCCTGAAAACCGGCTGTTGCCTTGTCATTATCAAGAATGGACGGTTTCCAGTCTGTGGCGATGGTTCCACGCTCTAATTGAAGGTCACAAACGGTTGCGGTACCACTAATAAGAAATATACCACTGCCATTGAAGGTGATCTTATGGGTATATCTCTGATAAGAGGACGTAAGAGGCTGAGTTGTGCTGAAATCACCACACGAAACAGACACAGATGTACCCTTTGCTTTATAGCTGATAACATAACTTTCTCCTTTAATTAATGATACAGACTGAGACAAACTACCGATTGCGGCAGAGTATCCGGAGCCGGCAGCACTGTCCGCGGATACGGTAGCCACACCCGTCCAATGCTTGAGTTGCTTGCTGTATAGCTCGGTGGCCGCTGATAACTCGGTAGTGGCAGACAGTTCCTCCGTTTCGTAATCTCCAGTAAACCCGGAATTGCGCAACAGATTTACACTGCCAACGGCGGCGTTATCTATCGCATCCTTAGCATCTTGGGCAAGATCTGCAGCAGCCTGTATCTCATCCGGAAGACCTTCCATATTTCGCCATCCGGTGGAACCCTGCTCGATATGGAACATACCCTTGATATCAACACCGCCTTTTTGTGTATAACGGATGTAAGTGCTCTCATCCTTGGCACCGATATAGGCATCACCATACACATTGATATAGGCGTGTCCGGTGGACTTGTCAAAGCCCAGCCCGATAACTTCTTTGCCAACCAAAGAAAAGGTATTGATACCTTGATAGAAAGTAATGGAAGGGGAAGTTTCATTAACAGAAGAAAGGATTATAGCTGCCTGACGGGTGATATCCGTCAAGTGTCCCAAACCAATAATATCATCACCGGCAACCGGGATATCACTGTCCTTATCGGCATTAGTTTTGTTCAAGTCAATATAGTCAGTTCCTACACCTGTCACCTCGCGCCAGTAGTAGCGGTTGGATACATTGTGAGATGTTCCTTCTTTAATGTTAAATTCTTGGGCTAATGCTAATGTACCGACTGTAAATTCGTTATTGATTGTCACTCCATCGACTTCCGACAAAAAGAAACAGCGGTAGCTCTCATCAAGTTCCTCCACCCTGACACACTTCATTCCGGCCGGAGATATGATCTGTTCACCACCAACATGCGTTTTCTTTTTCACTTCAAGTTCATCAAAGACAGCCTTAATCTTCACATAAAGCCGGTCAACAACGGCTTGAGAGGTACCATCTTCCAATACAGTAATTCCACTACCATTCTTACCAACCAAAAAACCTTTCAGGAACGTGATCAGCTCATTGGCAGTGTCTTCTTTATCTTTGCGTAAAAAGTATTTGGTGAGCTTTTCTATATCAGAATTATCCATGTTTTCTAGAATCCCGATAAATATGCGCCCAATTCTTTCAGCTGTATTCTCTCCTTCTACAGATGCGTTTCTTACTTGAAGAGCCAGTTTCTTTAATATGTCAACAGAATCGCTCATTCTCCTATTACACGAAAAACAGTTCTATTAGATTTTAATTTCCCTTCACCGTTATAAAGTGGCATACCGCATTCTTTTAGGTAAAGCACGCATTCTTTCAGGTAGCGGTCAGCTATACTACATGCATCGCTATACACCATCATCTTTTCCTTGAATACTGTATGACTGCTATATTCACCTTCCTTGTTCACGAAGCCGAAACGGGATACATTTCCATCTCCATTTTTGACAATACAGGCATAGGTATAATAAGCCAAAGCTACGCGAAGTCCAGTGATGATTATCTTCTTTTTACATTTAGTTTCATAAGTACCTCCGTCAAGCAGTAGCTGGTATTTTTCAGGATTTTTTTTCACGTCAAGGAACAGTTCGTCTCCCAACGCTGATTTGATGTAGATATTCTCCGACTCACGGATGTAGGTTTCTATCTTGTCAGGATCGAGATGTACAGACATTCCGCGAGACAAAGCCGATACCTCATCTGTTGTTATTAGATACTGCTGCATTTCGTACATACTTTAATGGTTCAACACTATAATCATTAGAGGGGTTGACTACCTCATACCAATAGCTGAATATACGGCTAAAGGTACGCTCTATTAAGCGCTGTTGCTTGCTTACGATAGAATTGTAATACTCGAAAGCATCTTCCAAAATATCGCCTGAGAATCCGACTTTACCAATACGGATGCAATACCATGGCTCTTGGCCATAAGCTGAATAAATACGTTCAACCACACTTGCGTCAGTAACGGTAAATTCTTTGTCGTAATTTTGTGAGTTCATATTTACTATTTCAGGCTTTTCCTCATCGTTTTCTAAAGTAACTTCCATGATCTTTGCTGCATTCGTATCACCTTGCAACTGGATGAGTGTATTTGAGAAACTGTCATCATCGTCTGTATCTTTCACTTCGTTGCCTTCTTCGTCAAAGGTTATGTTCGATCCCTTTTTGGTGAATATCATAGCGCCAGGGAAGAAATTATTTCGTACATTTCTGTACTTGACATTGGACAGACCTTCATCGGTACTCATCTCTGTAGCTACCCGGTCACCTTTTCCGACTGGATAAGTATTTTTCCCGGCCATTGACACCCATAGGATTTGACCTTTGTAGTATTCAATGCCTCCGGCTGCTTCTATTTGAGCCAGTATAACATCTTTTTGAGGGTTAAAAACATCTATATAGTCGATGTTTTCTTTCTTGACCTGCAGAGCTTTCCCTTTACGTGTCTTCTTTCCGCTCCAGTCTGGATGTACTGCTATTTTTGCCACATAACCGTTTTCATCTTCTTCTGTCAGACGGCAATTTTCAAATGGTACGTGCTGCATCTCCACTATCTCACAGAAAACATTGTAGTTAACATGGATTGCTATTCCATTGAGTTCGGACATGTCTTTACATAGTAACATGTGCACATCATCCAATGTGTCACCTTTTCGATTGACTACATATTTGGAAAAAGCAACCTCACGGAATCCGTTTCCTTCAATGAAGTCAGCGAAACGGTCTGAGCATTCAGATGCAGTAGAGCTTGCAGCAATGATATTCTTTAATGTCTGCGGATATAGGTTGTCCTGTCCGTAGGCTTGAATTCCTAGATTTTGTAAATAGCTTGTATCAATGCGGTTACTGCTTTTCTTTTTTAGATCTCTTACTCTCATATTCGCGAGGTTTACGTTCGTCCTTTATTTCTTTTATTCAACTTTATCTTCGCCTTCTCCATTCATTGCGTTCACAATTTCAATGGCCTTGCTTAGATGCAGATTCAGAACTTTTTTACTGATTTTCTTGCCGTTGATTTGGAAATCTTTCAACGTGTCAGCCACGGATTCTTCAGAAACTCCGTCTTGTAATGATTCTACCATTGAATCAAGCAGGCTTTGATTGTATCCACATTTGTTAACACGTTCTTTCCAGTCCGTAGGTACATGGGCGAAATAAATTTCACCTTTCGGATTTTTGGCAAGGTACTTTTCAGCAACTTCATCAGTGAGGTTGTCATTAGTGTACATTTTATTGCTTCCGAACTCCGGTTGAAGCAGGACACCATTCTTTAATATGTAATTACATTTTTCTTTCATACGGTTATTCTTTTTGATGTAAACAGTCATTTCGATTACAGCATCGCGATAGCAGTCGTTACACGATGTCTTGGTGAATTCTTTTCCTAATACTTCCTTGTACAATCTTTCTATCTCCGATTTATCAGAAGAGGAGTAGGAGGGAAGTTCTCCTAGCTCCTTTAATTTATCAACCACTTCTTCTAACTCCATAATCATTCAGTTGGTTTTGTCAGTGTTTCAACAAGCGTTTTTGTCGCATCGTAAGATGTTTTGTACAAGAATAATGCTGATTTGGGAACCTTGGTTTCTTGCAAAGAGATATTCCATCCCCCTTCCGTTTCTTCGGAATACTTGTCATTGCCGATCTCTGCGGCTTTCAAACCTTGGTAGTAACCGTAAACCTGGAAAGCTGAATCTCCCGGATTTTCGGTTTTATTTAACCCTTTGGCTTTATTTTCCAATACAACGACAAAATCACCGTTAGCAAGCCCGTCAATAATGTCATTGCATACATCGGGGTCATTTGCTAATACAACCATGTTCACTGTGTTAGTAAACGTGTTACGATAGGTTCCTGTTGCCAAGGTTGTATTGGTACCAGTAAAGGGGGTTGCACCGAATACCTGTACCTTGTAACCTTTTTTACCTGTTTTCAGTGCAAGAGTTTCGATCACATTCTTACGGGTTGCGTTGAATGTAACCGCACCGAAATCCACGTCTGCGCGATTCATTATCACACCTTCCTGTTCCAGCCCGGGAACGATAGGATCATCGCACGATGGTGCGATGTCCTTTTTGATTGTTATATCACATATTGCCATATTTGCTCTTTTTCGTTAGTATGCTACCTGTACCAACTCATCTTCGCCAATCATGGAACCTAATTTTCCTGTTGAATAAATGTAGTTCTTGCGGGCTTTCTTATCAAACCAGATATCCAAGTCCGACATCGGTTCGGTGCCCTCACATCCATACATCAAGTTCTCAGGAGAACATAAAACAGCACGATGCGGTAAGTTAAGTTTGGTTTTGTTGTTCTGATAGGCTTGAATAAATCTATCCCAAATGGAACATTTAACGATGGTTGTTCCATCGTATTTGCTGACCTCTACACCGTCAAATACAACTTCCCAGGGCATGATTACCTTGTACTTTTCTTTCATATCGTGAGTCAGAGCATCGCACATTGACTTGGTGGCGAAAATTGCGCATCCGTCTTTTTGGAAAATCCGGCTGTCGGCATCTTGCAACATCGCATCGAATATTGATGTGGCAATGCCTGTTTCTTTCATCTTTGATTTTTGTAATGCATATGATTCTTCTGCGTTGGCTGCAATTTCAGTGTGCTGTTCGGCATTGTTGGTACAGATGGCAAACAGACGTTTGAAAAAACCGTCACATGTTTTAAATAGTTCGATGTTTACTCCGTCAGTGATTTGACCACCTCCAGTGACAGACGCTGCTGATTTATCTCCAAACCATGTAAAACGCCACATCATTTTCATCATAGCTTCAGACAGCTTCGGCAGTACAATACCGTCCATATATTCGGTCGATGTCAGGTCTCCTATATTTGTTCCCGTTTTAAGGCAGTACTTGGCAATGGTGTTTTCCAAGTCTGTATAGCACATTTCCAAAGGAATTTGCCAATCCCCGATTTCCCATTCCTTTTGGGCGGCAGCGATAGCCACTTTTTTATATTCAGGGTCGCATCCGGAGCCGGCTACTCCGATATCTTCCATTTCACCGATAAAACCTGCTTTTTTACCGTTAGTCACATTGGGCATAAACGTCATAAAACGCTCCATGTCCTCGTTTTGAAAGACTGTTAACTGAATAAGGTCTTTCAAGTCTTTTACAGCCTGATTATCAGGTGTAAGTTTGTCAAAATCTAAAATAGGCATTTCCCCTCCTTTTATTACTTGTTGTTTCTTTTTTCTCTTTCTTCACGAAGTTTTCTCTGAATAGGCGTTTCATTTTCTTCTACTCCTTTTATACCCTTGTTGAACGTTTGGGTACGAGCTGACACTTTATAAGTACTACAATGTTTTGCCAGCCAGTTTTCGCCCCCGGCCATACGGACTGCGTTCAGAATCTTGTTGTCCTCAATGGTACGGGCATTCGTCTTTAGAGAAGCATTCTCAGTTTCCAACTCTTCTATACGGGCTTTTAAAGCTTTCACTTCATCCTCTTCCAATTCATCAGGATCTTTAATTTCTGTAATAACGCCATCTGTCACAATGATAGTCTTTCCGTCAGGCATGACATGTTCGCCATCGGGACTTGCTGTATCTCCTACTTGGGGTTCACCTTCATCTCTTTCCACGGTAAGCGTGTTACCTTCGGCATTTGTCAATTCCATAGATACGACCTGTACGTCTTCAATTTTTTGATAGCCGCATTTGGCCAGCAGCCTGTCTATGATAGTCTGCTTCACTGTTACTTCTTTTTCTTTGTTCATTTTTTTGTTATTAAATGTGTAAGTTCTCCCTTTGGCAGTTGTAGGCATAAGAACGGTCGTGATAAAACCTAATTGTTTGGCTGTTTCACCACCAAACCAACCGGCTTTATTCATTTGGGCTTCGATAACTGAGGCTTCCGATCCTGTGCGTTCTACATACAAAGCTAGCATCTTGTTTTTTTCACTCTCCAAGTTTGATTTTATTGATTCTAGGGTTTCAAGATCAAGGTCTCCATCGTATGAAGCCATATAAGGCTTGTGAATAAGAAACTTTGCATGTGGATAAGCAAAACGTCTTTCTTTTGCAGCGGCCAATAATATCACGGTTGCCATGGATGCACATCGTCCTACTGCAGTACAGCTGATTTGCTTTCCTGAAGCACGTAAGGCGTCATAAATGGCATACCCTTCAACGGCATCACCACCGCATGAATGTATCTCAATATCAATAACGTGGTCATTCGGATCTATCCAAGATAGGAAATTTTGAATATCGGGAAAAGACAATCCCTCTTCACCAGTTAGATACCAATTTTCCATTTTGTCTTTATCCGCAACAATATCTTTGTTGATGTATAATTTCGCCATATATAATCTATTTTGAAGCAAAGGTAAAAAACGGTATATGGCTATAAGAATTTCAGAACACAATAGCACTGACACGCTTTGTCAGTAAAAAAATAAGGGGAAGAATAATCTTCCCCCTTATTGAATTGAAACGTCAACGGACAACCTGTCAATGACTCTATAGATGGTCCTTTCTGAAATGCTGTATTCATCTGCCAGGTACTGCATGATATATGCCTTTTTATGACCTTCAGCCGTAAGACGGGTGTAGTCTTTATACATTTCTAGGTATTTAATATCTGATGCATCTAATGACATTTCAGACATTATCCTAAGAGTGTTCCTGTTTATATATAATAGTTCGTATGCTTTCATAAACTACCGCTTTCTTCTATGTATTTAATTCTATTCGCAACTGAAGTAAACTCTTCTACAGAAACGACAGGGGCAGGAGCCATCATCATTCCTTTGGCGACTGCTCTGGCCAGCATATCTTCGCCTAAAGTTTGATTATTCGTTGCTGTTACATTAATAGGTACACCTCCACCCATCATATTGAAGGATGATAGGATAGGGGCGAACATGGACGTAGCTTTGGCGGTTATAACGGATTCTCCATTCGACAACTGTGCCGGAATACTGTCGCTCGTTCCTGTCCCCGGTCCTGTAACCAAACCACCTTCTGCAAATTTAGCACTTTTTACTATCTTAACAGCATTTGCAATGTTAGAAAGGATTGTTGCAATACCTGATGCCATTGTAGCTATACCAAGAATACCTTTCCCTGATTCAGCGGATACCATTTTTGCGATCGCCTTACCTGAATTGATGGCGATCTCTGCCAAAGCCAACATTTTGCTTGCCATAGCAAATCCTCTGTCAGACTCCCCAATTTGTTCTGTGAGAGCTACAAGGCCATTTGTCACCTGTTCCATTGCTTCATATTTAGCTTGTTCTATTTCAATCTCCTTATCGCTCAGTTCTTTTTTGGATTCCAGATAAGCATTCTGTGCTTCCAGCTTGCGAAGATTAAATGCTTCTATACTTTCACCTTCCATTTGCTGCAGGCTATCGAGCTCGGCTTTCTTTTGTTCCATCCTTATACGAAGAATTTCCTCTTCGTTATCATATGCTTGTGCGATTTCCGTTTCAAAGCGTATGCGCATGGCTTCCTGTTGCTTGTTGATAATATCCTGCTCATGGGCGGCTATAAGTTCATCCATTTGAGTGTTATATTTAGTTTTGATGGCAAGTTTCATTTTTTCGGTCTGTTCTGTGCTGGAGAGTTCCGCCTCGTATTGTGCCTGTAATTGTTGTATCTTTAACTGATACTCCTGCTCGCTGCCTTCCTTGACCGATTCCAATTGCAGGGATATCATTTTTAAACGGTTCTCCAGTTCTTTTTTCAGCTCCTCATCGGACAACTTGCTAAGCTCCATAGATTTTTGTTGTTCCAAAGCCTTTATTTTGGCGTTGATGGCTTCACGAGCCTTGGCGGTAAGGTTCTCTTCTTGCTTTAAACTGATTTGCAAATCCTCAATCTGCCGGGAATAGTTCAATTCAATCTCTTTCCGTGCTTGTTCTCTCTTGTCTTTCACTAAGGCAAGCATAGCATCTTCTGCTGCCCTTACTGCTTCCAGTTCTGTTTGCTTTGCTTCCTTTGCTTTGTCTGCACCTTCCTGGCGGATAGAGTTTAGGGTGTTTTGCTGCTCTGTCTGACGGGTGTAACTGCTTTCTTCCAATTCACTTAATCTGTTTACTTCTTCGCTTAATTTCCTAAGGTCATCAATAGTGCTTTCCGATATACCGATTTTTCCAATAGCTTCATCTGCTGTAATTGCTCCTTTTTGCATGTCCTCAATGGTCTTAAGGGCTTCCTTTGTTACTTTAGTATATCCGAGCATATTGGCAATTCTTGCTTTCGCTAAGTCTGTTTGGATTTTTAAGTCCTCCTTTTCCATTGCTGCAGCTTTTTCCGCAGCTTTGATACGTTCCTGTGTGGACAGGGTCTGGTCGTCAGCAGCTTTTTTCAGCTTCTCAATTTCAGCTCGGTTAGCGGCACGTGACATGGACAGCATGACTTCCCTCTTGTCTATCTCATTCAAGACTTCTGCCAGCTTCCACGCCTGTTTGGTTTCATTGACTATTTCATCACCGATACCAGCGAATATGGATTTGGCATCATTCCCCGCCTGTTTGAAGTTCCCGGTAAACAGATTCACTAAAGCACTTCCCAACTTGCCTGCCCGGTCTATTAAGACATTTACTGTGGCACCCAGAGCCCCCATTATTTTATTGGCTGCTTCCACGCCCTTCTGTGTTTTGGTGAACCATGATACCAAAGATCCTAAAGCTACAATTAATACTCCAATACCAGTTCCAAGTAGAGCAACTTTCAACAGTTTCAAAACTTTAATCCAGCCGGTTGTGGTGGTCGAAACAGTAAGCATTTCTGTTTTTACTCCAGACAAATAATTTCTTACTCCACCCAAGGAGGTCACCATTACATTTATCTGCTGCACGAACGGGATATTGGCATTGGCGGCTTCCATTATAGCTTCCTTGTAATTGCCAACATTTCGGTAATACCGCTGTGTCCCTTCTTCAGCGCCCTTTAGAGCATCAGTAACCTCATTAATCTTGTTTTTCAATTCTGTGCCGCTAGCACCTTTACGTTCCGCTTCGGATAAAGCATCGTATTCAGCCGTTAGGTTTGACAGTTTGGCACGGAGAGAAACAAGGCTGTTTTCTTGTGCCTTCTCCTGCTTGAGCTGATTTTGCATTGTTTTCGTTATAACACGTATCGAATCATTACAGTCGTTGATATAGGCTTTAGATGCCGCCATTTCTTCATTGTACTGCTGCCTTTTTATGTCTCCAGCCTTTAACTGTTCCTTCAGTTTCGCCTCTGCTTCTTTGGCTTTGTCGATTTTTGTCTGATACTCGGCTATAGCTTTGATAGCCTCATTATAATTCACTTTGATATCAAGTATCTTTTCTACTTTGTCTGCCATAATTTTAGATGTCTAATTGTAATAATTCAACATTTGCTATTCCTGTATTTTCTGCTGTAACGGATAGAATTGCATAATATTTCCCATATTGGGCCAGATATGCTGGAGTGGTCATATCTAAGTCTCTCAAGTCTTTTTCTGTTATTTCTATTTTTTCTTTAATGATTTTGGGGGTATACACTGCATTTTGAAAGCTTGTGTAGAATCTTTTTATGATATCTGTGAACGACAATTGTGTGAAGGTTCCATTTGATAGACCTCCATTGTTTTCCTCGAGAAGTATTCTTGGTTGAACTTTTTGCAGTTCAGCCTTTCCCTCTCCGTCATATTTGTACAATCGTATGAATGCTGTAATTCCTCTCATGTCGCATCCTGCAAATTTCAACTCTGCCATTTCTCTAGACTTCTCTAATGAGCTGATCAAGCAAGTAATTTCTCCACTGTAGTTGCCTTTTACCGTATCATCGTCTTTGTATTTAAGTATATTTCTTTGTGCAAAGCCATCGATAGTGAATTTCATTTCTTTAGGCTTGTTGGCCATATACGATGCTATTACCCGTCTAGTCCAATTGTACGCTTGTTCTTTTTTCTTTATGATATCATCGACAGACATAAATCTTATAATGTTCGTGCCTTCAATAGGATATGCAAATACGCCTAGCATGGTAGATATTGCTTTAATAAAATCAAGCTGTGTCATATCTGGCAAATTTGGTATAATGGGGTAATGACCATTCCCGTTAAGAATACTTTCGTCTGGTTGCTTGGGCGATACAAGGCTGTTTTCCATTCTTAGATTTATGATTCCATCTACACCGTTTGATACGTCTGCAATAAATCCGATATTTGTGAATCCAAACCGGATATCTGTACCTTTGTTTACTGAGTCAGACTCTACACCTTCGAACTCAAACGTAATATTGTAAGAGTTTCCTCCATTGCTTATTATATCCGTATATCCTATGTTGAATATTTCATTGTTCTCTCCGTTCTCAATATAATAAGCTATCATGGCTGCATTGCTGGGATAGAAAGAAGTTAAAGTATGTATTGATACTTTGCCTGAAGCATTGAGCTTTATGGAGTTTCCTTTTGTCTTTATTCCACTAATGAATGTGCCTTCGCTTAGCGAGCTTTTATTTACCGTTCCATAATATGATGAATATTCTTTGTTTTCGAAGTAAAGTTCAATAGGCCCGGTTCCTTGGTTAAGGTAATATTTTGCATTCAACCACAGTTCATTCTTTTGAGAGAATTCCAACCCGTCATTTCTTGTCAGCAATGGGATAAACAGCTTGTTCAAGACTGCTTGCTGTTCACTTGGAAAAATGAATATCACATCATTATCAAGTGATATATGTTCTAAAATCCATGTTGCTTTAACTGCCGGATGATAGGGTAAGTCTTTATCGGCTGAACGTATATTGTAATTTACTTTTGGGAAAAAGAAATCTCCATGACTATCATATTGGCTTACGTTCTTTCCGCTATTCCATTCGATGTAATAATCAGGAAATGGATCATTCCCTTGGCTTTCATAATGCCAACGTTCTTTTAAATCTTGCAGTTTTTTTTCTTCATTGGCAATACTTGAAAATTGTGTTGCGTTTCCCCATATTAATGCGGTTTCAAACACATCAGACGTGCCTATCAAGTATATTTTTGCCCCTTTGATAATTTCTACTCCGTTTCTTATGTATCTAGCGTCAAGGTAAAATGAAGCAACGGAATATTGGCAGGATGGCAGGTCTGCGTGAAGAAATGCAGACTGATTCCTCACTGTGTTTGGAAGTTTAATAGTGTAGCTTGTGTTACTTACAATTTTGCCTATATCGGTGAATATATTATTCTTGTATTTTAATGTGATATTGGTGCTGTCATCCATATCTACTAATTTGTTGTTGGCACCGACATATAATAATTCATTTCTCATAAGCTCTGCACGTTAGTTTCAGGTAATATAATGTTCGCTTCAAAGTCTTGCAGTGATACCCGCTGTTTGACGAAATTTCCCACAGACACATTTACGGCCATCCATCTGGCGTTACCGTTATCATCATAGCCCATGAACATATCAACAACAGGAGATGTGGCCATTTGGTAAAGGAAGTCATAAGTTATGCTGTCTATTAATGGAGCGCATACGGGAAGTGTCGTTTCTTCCATTTTCCTTTGCTTTCGTCCGCTACCTCCATGGTATCCGTTCTTGTAACTGTAATCCTGCATATTGTTTCTGATGAACTCTCCGTCATTGGATACCTGCGAAGTCTCGTTTCCTTGCATGAATAGCCAGTAACACCACATTCCATGGCGGTTGATCCATCTCAAGTATATTCCACAGTCTGAATTGTCAACCTTACAAGTGATCTTTGTGGCCATATTGAGCAGCCCTCGGAAGGTGAAATCAAAGGTGTGGTCAAAAACAGATGCTGCCGTATTACTTCCAGGTAGATAAAATTCCACCCTGTCTGAAGCATCTATTCCAGCAAGAATGATATTCCATGCATTTTGTCCTGATAATGCGATAGGGGAGCTTTCGGAACCATCTATAGTTACTTTTACATTCCCTGATGTTGCAGAGTATAAGCCTACAGAGAATGGGTAGTTTTTGAACCATGTCAGCACTCGGCTTCCATTATACTGCTCTCCAACCTTACTGGCTCCCCACAATATGAATACGTTGAACTGGAAGCTGTTTTCAAGTGTTCCTGATTCGTTATACATATCAAGCTCTATGCTAAACAGACGTCCTAACTTACTATCTTCGGCGTGAGTTGACTTGTAATCGACTTCTCTGTATTCGTCAAAATAGCTCTGCGTATAGAATGATAGGTCAAAGAAGCAGGAACCACCGAACGTCGCTCTGTTCTCTCTGTCTGATGTGGCTGTGGTGGTGTCCGTTACCGTTGCAGTAACAGATTGATAGTTTCCGCCAAGGATATTTATTATCACAGGATTAAAGCAGAATCCTATTTGGTCAGGATATTCAATTGTTGTATTATCTATCGTATGTGTTCTCATTGTCGAAATTCAGATTTATATGTTCAACTTCTGTTTCATATATAGCCGATACCCTGCTAGCTATATTGTCCACGGTATTTTCTAGATCACGGGAATAGATTTCCTCATGTTTTCTGTTTCGGTATAGTTCCGTTCCTTCCTTGGCTATCTTTCTAGCGACAAGGTAGGCGAAGGAATCGGGCTTCTTTACTTGTATACCCTTATCTTCCACCCATTGGCGGATAATCTTGTAAAATCCTTTCGGAACTTTCCCTGGCCCACGTCCGGTTTCTAGTACTGCGAATGCCTGCCTGCCCCACAAAACGCCTCCGTCCTCCGACATTTCTACTTTCAGACTGCCCTTTGTCCTTCCACTGGCTACTTGTCCGGCTGCTTCATGGTTGGCTATAATTCGCTTGCGTAACGCTTCCAGCTCTTCACCTATTATCCTTAGGGTTCCGGCTTTAGTTTCTGCTGCCATATACAATCTCTTTCACGCTCTTGTTGCAAATAACAGTACCCATTATCGCTTCTAACTGAAGTTGGATAACTATTCCGGTTACATTAACATCCAGCTTGTCATAGAAAACAGAATAAGGGATATCTCCTGATATTTCTTTGAACATCCCACTCCTGTTCAATAGCAATATGAATTCTTTGGCTTTATTCTTGCATCCTTCTATCACTGCATCATTTTCTGTGCCATCAAAATCGAACTTGGTTTTATCCATGAAGGCCATCATACAGTTAGGGCAGTCTCTTAACTGCTGTCTGCCTAGATTAAAAGTTCCGCTTACAGGAAGGAGATTAAGCACTGCCGGCAATTTAATCTTGTCCAGTCTTATATTGGCTGTTTGCCAGTTGTCAAAAAGGTAACTTACACCCTCCATGGAGTCTACTATCTTTTTAATTTTTTGCTCTACCGTCATTTCTTCTTACTTAATATGTTTCTTAATCTACGTTCGAATCTTACTCTTTTGGCGTCCATGTCAAGACATTTATATACTCTGACCCATGGCACGCTGTCTACTTCTGCATGATCAGTGATACCCATGCGCTGCGCATAGTAATCAATCATGCCGAAAGGTCCAAAATTTAGCAATTCGGATCCTGCTTGCTTCTCTTCGGGTGTGGGTGGTACATTAGTCGACGCGAATAGTTTATTTATTCGTTCAACTTCTTTGGCCACCCATTGTACGAATCCCAGTACATCGCTAGCTGGAAGTTGGGATATATAACGTTTACTCAGCCCCATCAGTACAGTACAGGGAACGAACAATATATCGTGTTCTGTTTCGATGGATTGCAGTTGCATCAGTTCTCCCATATTTATGTCGTTTAGGGTATCTGGTGTCTTATACTGCCCTAGTTGATAAGGTTTTCTCAGTTCATCCAACTTGGTTCTAATGACCTCGGGTTCGGTGGCAATGCTGCTTATTGTCAAAAATTCTTTTACTGTCATATCTTTCCTATTTTTGCTTTTGGTCGTTTTGGTGTTGGTTTGATACGGAATATCATTGCCATTATCAGCATATCAAGGTAATCTGTGGAATGACCTAATATTTCTTTCATTTTTTCTTTGCTGATTATTCCTTTCTTCCGTGTGTCTGCATCAATATGTGCTTGTTTGAGAACTGACAATTCTTCAATGATCCGTTCTCGCTGTGCTTCCGTGCATACAATACGAAGCAATCGATTGTTAATCATCTCAGCCAGTTTGAAGGCACACTCTGATTTCAAATTGTCAAATTCAGGATTAATAGGTCGTGCTCCTCCATGAAACTCCTTGATACCGTTCAGATAGCTTTCAAGATAGTTCCCCAATCCGTCAGAGTCCGCAATCATCTTACTACGAGGAATTGAGCATTCTATCATCATCCGCTTCAGGTCTGTTTCAATGGATTTTCCAGTACTGTATTCCTGATCCAGTTTGATAAAACACACATTCCCTTTCCAATGACCGGCGATAAATCTGTCTCGTCCCTTCATTGCAAGGTCTGCAGAACCGGTAGATTCACCTGCAGGAGCAATGAACTCATTCGTGAACAAGTCACAGATAGCGTCGTAGTTACACAGGGCAGTCGGGTCATTATCATACTCCCAATTGCCGAAATATAGGCGTTCCTTTGTTACCCGGTCTTTTGTGTTTCGAAGACTTTCGATGTAGTCTTCTGTTGCCCAAGGATTATCCTGCACCAAAGCCTGGATAAATGCATAAGGAGCTTGTAATTTGTCTTCTTTCCAGAGCTTGTAGAATTCACGGTATAGCCAGTTTTTCTTCGGGTTGCAGGTGATAAGTATCTTTCCGGGTACATGATATACATCGTTCATGTGGCGGCCGATACGGGTTTTCAAGACTTCGAAGGCAAGGTAGTGCACTTCACCAGCTTCCTCTATCCATCCTCCTGTATATTCCTTAGACCCCAATCGTTCATACATCGGATCTTTCACCGGATAATACGTCAAGTCAATATAAACGATTTCACTTCCGTTGTCGAAGGCTATCCCTTCATTTGTTGTCTTGTATGCCGTGAAGCTGTGAGAAGATGCTACCTTATTGAAGGTCACGGTAACGGACTCACGGCTATCCTTCAAATTATTTCGGCCAACAAACCAGCGAGTACCGGGAAGATAGTAGGCACATTGCATCAGCCATTCACAGCCTAGCCATGATTTACCACCACCTCCGGCACCACCATACAATAAAAATTTCGTTTTGCTGTCACGAAGAAAATTGTATGCCAATCGCTGTTTTAAGTTAATCTTTTGCTCCATATCACTTCAATTTGTCAGCTTCGGGAGTATAGGGAAGAAAGTCAAATCCGTTGAAGGGTTTGCCTTGTGTTGTATGATCCACTTCCTGTTTGTCGGACAACCCTAGCTTTCGGGCTATAATGTTTGCATTGAAAGCGCCAACACAGGCTCCTTCAAATTGTTGAGTCTCGATGGTTTCTTCCACCCGCGCGATGACGTGCAAAAAATCTTCATCATTTTTTTTCATGCATTCACTTCTGAAGCTACTCCACCAACGTGATGAAGTACCTAGATAGATACATAATCCGGTGAGAGAGTAGGGGCGCTGTGTAGGTGAAACTTCTTGTTGTGTTTGCTGTTCATTAACAGTTTCTGTTCTTTTACCTTTTTTGCGTCTAACAGGCATGGTACGTTGTATAGCCTTTCTTGTTGTCCATGGGTTTTCATCACACCATTGGAAATATTCGCACGCCGCCTCCCATAACGCTTCAGGCGTGGCGAAGAGTTTATCCCTGCCATGCTTGCTGCGTAACATCCAAAACTGATTTCCTTTAGGTGCTGCCATTGTTTATAGTGTTTTAAAGATTGGTATAATTTCTTTGTCCAAATCCCATTTGCGATTATTGGGAAGAGGAAGTGTGAATTCATATTGCAACGCTTTCAGATAATCACTCTTACTTGCGCTCCTTCCGTTGGTTGATGCTACTTGAAATGACGAACCTCTTAACTCTTTTTCTGGGCTTATCTTCATTCCTTTATCGAATATGTTAAAATCCTTTCCGATGTAAGCTGTGTTTAATCTGACGATGTCAGCTGTGGAATGATAATGCTGGAAGTACCATTCACCAAAACGGAAGTTGGCTGTGAAGTTCTTTGCGTCAAGAAATACGGCTTTAGAACGATGGTCGTGTGTTTCCTTGCGTTCAGATGATTTCTGGGCGAACAGCAGCGGAATGCCAGACCAGAATATCATTCCTCCGGGCTTGCATAATGCTGATAACGAAAGTAAGACATTCTTTTCATCCTCTTCTGAGTTCACAGAGTTCAACACGCTATCGCACACAACCACATCGTACAGCCCGTAGTCCGACAAGGTCTTGCATATGGAAGCACAGTCTTGCCTGATTTCCTTTTCATCAATGATGTCCGCTCCATCTTTGCGGTGGAAGAATTCAATGGCGTCAATGAGATAGCCTTTTTTCTTCAGTATGGTTGCGTAATCCTTTTGTCCGGCACCGAAATCGAGTATGCGCATATCCTTGGTGATGTATGGTATAACCTGCGTTTCATACAACGTTGAATGGCTACGCTTGCTTGGAACCCCGTTCTTTTGCCGTAGCCGTGCCTTTTGGGCAAAAGACTGTATATAGGTCTTTCGTTCCAGATGGGAATACTCGAACACTCCATATTCCTTAGAGAAGTATTTGAGCGCGATTTCTTCTTTCCCTTCTGGAAGGACATATACAAGTAGGTCCATACCTAATAGTTTTACCGTTTTGGCATATACTGTTGAGATGATCACTTTCCCGGTATGGTCACATACGGCATTTGCAAACTGGCCGTAACGGAGAATCATTTTCGTAAGGTCAACAACACGTGAGTTGTTTCCTCCTTTGGAAAGAATGGAGATATCTTTGTTGGATACAGTATAAAATCCTTCTGTTCCTTTAGGAAGACTTACATTGATTTCTGGTTGGATTTCCGACAACTCACATTCCGCATAGTTGTGAAGTTGGTTGAACCTTACTTCATCGGTGGAGTTTACACCGTCAAGAATAAAGGCTGGAACATGGGTATACCCAAGCAGCTTCATTGTCTTTGTACGTTGGTGTCCTGCCATGATACGTTTATCCGATTGACGTATGATGATCGGTTTGATAATGCCTAATTCCTTGATGGATTTTTTTAAATCTTCTTGTGCTTCATTAGTGAGCAGGCGTGGGTTATATTCTGCCGGGTTCAATATTGATATGTCTATGTATTCCATCATAAGCCAAGTAGATTATTAACAAAACCAACCATTACACCGTTCTCATCCAAATATTCAGAAGCCCGTGCTTTCAGTGCTTCCAGTTCGCTTTCACTGACTGGAATCTTATACCCCTCAAATACTAAATATTTGATATGAGCTCCGGCTTCATAGTTTGCGTTCTTGAGTACATTATGACTGTCTTCTATATCTTCTGAAAAATCTGTCGGATCAGGAAAGCTGATGCCTTCCATACCCCAATTAAGCAACTCGTTACAATCCCAGTCAAACAACTTGGTTATGTCCCATTGTCCGTTGTTAACGTTATCACGTATGATTAGCTCACGTTCCCTTTCCTCGGTCAGGTTGGGAATAAGAACGGTCGGTACTTGTTGCATACCTAGCGATATACAGGCATCATACCTTTGGTTTCCGGCTATAATGATCAATTCGCTAGTACGGTCTGACAGGATGATCGGTCGGGCTTCGAAATAATCCGGATTGTTTCGGATTGACTCTTTAAGTTTGTCTAGCTGTTCATCCGAAATAGTTCTTGGATTGTTTTCCAGTTTCTTCAGTTCCTCTAGTTTTCTGTAAAAAATTTCCATAATTGCTTTTTTGCGTTACAGAAACGAAGGTACTTAATAAGGGAGCTAAGGGGAAAAATGAGGAAAACAAAGTACTGACACGGCTTGTCAATACTTTGTTATGTGTGTTATAATTCCTTTGTTGATATCAATGCCGAATTGCTGGTAAGATAAAGAATTACAGGAAAGTATTTCACTGGTAACCTGTAAAGTCTTGCATTCTTCTTTGATGAACGTTAATATGAAAAGTGGGAAAGATAGATAATGCTTTTTGCAGATTTTTGGAACGGAGTAGAAACGTGACTTTACTTGTTTTCGTTTTCATTTCCATTGTAGCTATCCTCTGATAATCACATATCTTCCGGCGGATATTTCACTTCTATACTTGACAGAATAGCCCTTGTCTATAAATGCTCTTATGACATTATCGTGCGCCAACTCCGAAATTTGGTGTCTGTCTTTAGCGTCACTTCCAGTATTTTTTGCCCAACAATGAGGCCAGTTATTTCCCCATCCTACGCCATAATGAAAGTAAACACATTCACCTTTCTCTTTGATTTCCGAGAGGCTGAAAGATGCAAGTGCGTCTTCCTCGGATTTTCTTCTATTTGATTTTGGTATTTCTATTGTCAACATACTGATTTATTTTTAGCGTCCAACCATTTGTCCCGTCTTTCTCTACACGCCTCTAAGGTAGGCGCACAACAAGCAAAGAGTTCACCACTTTCAGTACGGTAGTCGTACTGGTACATTCTCACTCTCTTTCTGCCTAACTTCGTTGCGTAGGTAGTGTAATTCTCTTTGCCGGGCTGGCATACGCTGCAACCGTTTACATTTATTGAGTTCATAATTCAAGTAATTGTTTCGTTTTATCCACGTCTACAAAACTCGTCCACCCTGCTTTATGCAGCTTTATAGCTGCCTCTCTGATTGTGATTTTGCCACTCTTGCCACTTTCTTTCAAAGATTCTAATACATTCTTCATTCTTAATTCATTTTCACATTCAATCTTTCTTCACTCGTATAAGCCACGACAAGCCCTGTTTCATCATGCCGTATCGTGACATACTTTTCGCCTCTTTCTATGGTAGAAAAGTCACACATAGAGCACAACCTACCTAATACTTTGCCCAATTGCTTCATCAGTGGGGCTTCAGGGCTGATAACTAAAACTAAATCTGCTTTCATAATCGTGTATATTGTGGTAGCCATAAGGCTACCGGATTAGAACTCAACCAATATCAATCTTTCTAAAGAACCTGATGCTTTCACCCACATATGATTATGTCCGAAACCATAATCGAAAAACAGTTTAAAATAAGGGTATCTTACTATTAAAGAGCTCATACAGCCTCTTAACTCGTCTTCTGACATACAAGAAGTTATTTCATTGATAATTTGAACGAAAAGGTGTAAAACTTCTGGTTCATTATTCAATAACGGTTTTTCTATAACTGCTTTTAAAAATATATTTTCTTTCATATTCTTCTATATTGCGCAGGGCTTTCGCCCTGCCGATTTATGTTAATGCGTTTTATCCTCATGTAATAACTCGCAGTAAACTGGTGTTGTGGCATCTGTGTGCTTATTGGCTATAAGAACCTCATTACTATCCCAGTTAATATATACCTGTGTAGCAAATGCACCGAAAAACTGAATTTCTTTCGTGCCAAACAATACCACCGCGTCATCATTTACATTTGCAAGTGCTGCAATTAATTCTTTCTTGGTCATATTCTTTTTTGTTGCGCAGGGCTTTCGCCCTGCTGGTTAAACTTATAATATTGTAATCTCTTTATTGCCTATCTCTGTATCTACATTCAGAACCTCGTACTTTTGAGCCTTGTAGTTATAAACGACTTCACAAGTATTGAAACCTCTACCATCTTCTCTTTGGTCATAAACAGTATTTATATGCTGATACATTTTATTGCCTAACATGAAGTTTATTTTACCTGATGTACAGAAGTAGAATGCTACTGCATACTTCAATGTTTTCTTTTCATCAACCTTCTTTGCTGCCATAGTCTTTATATTTATTAATTATACTACTTGTTTAATTATTATGATGCAAATATATAGATAGTATAATTATCAGCAATAAGAAATTAGTTAATAAATATCAATTATTAAACTAATAGTATTATTGCGTGGATTTTCTTATACAGAATATAATTTTATGACTATATTTGCAACATAAACAAATAGTTTAATTATGAATTTTAGAATAAAAGAAATCTGTCGAGAAAAAGGTATAATGCTTAAAGACCTTGCTGGTATGATAGGTATTACAGAAGTCGGACTATCAAAGTCGCTTAATGGAAATCCTAACATAAGCCGACTTGAAGAAATCGCCACCGCTTTAGGTGTGCCAGTAACAGAACTCTTTGATAAACCTAAAGAGGGAGTTATACATTGCCCTCATTGTGGTAAGGAGATAAAATTGAATCCGAATGTTTAATCAATAAAATAATATAGCATCACAAGTAAAAAATGATGGGTGAAAAATACATATTTAAATGGGCAAATGACAGTATCAATGAGGTTTTCAAGCCGCTTTGGCTTAATGATACTACTTATCATTTGCCAAATCACATCAATGCTGAAGTTTCGTGGTATGAAACTTTAGATTTATCAACAAAAATTTCACTAATATCATTAGTAATTTCTATTTTAACATTCTTCGCTGGTTTTATTATATCAGAATTTATAAGACGGCATAATAAAAGTCATAACCTAAAACAGTATAAACAATTTATAAATGAATGGGTTGAAAAAAGTAATGCAACTCTAATAGATTATATAAATTCATTAGAAACATTTTCTAATAAAATAAAAACAAATACAGATTTAAACATTGCACCTTGGAGAAGTGGTATTATTCATCTTTCAGAAATTAATAAAATCCCATTAGAAAAGTTCTCAGATATATACATTTTCGGATTAAGCAAGAAAATAGAAAATGAGAATAGAAAACAAATAATGAACTTTTTGTACCAAATAGAATATTTAAATAAAGCACCAACTCTAATAATGGAAGTGTATAACAAGTATTGTGAAAACAACCAAAGAGTAATGGACGAATGGAATACATACTATATGCAACTTTTAGATTTATTTGGAAGTACCAAAACTATCAATCCACAAACAATCGAAGGTTCTGTTTTCCTTGAAATTTACAAATTATTTATTCCATTAATCAATACATCAAATGGAGAATATGCCGGAACTGACAAATGGAAAAATGAGTTTGTTATCCCTGCAATAAATATTCTGACAAGAAAGGAATGTTCTGACTTTTCTATATTGGCTCAAATAATGATTCTTGTCAGAAATCTAAATATAGTAATTATAAAGCATGATAAACTAAACGACTACAGTAGGGTATTTGATAGTTATGTGGAGAACTTGAAAAAAGCTCAACTGATTATTAACAATTCGATGTCTTATTTCGATGGAAAGGAAATTAGACATTTCTGTATATAGCAGAAATAAGCCGGAGCACTAAGCCCCGGCTCATTAATTGATTAGCCCTTTGAATTTTAACCGATTTACGATTTCGGTATAAAGATACTCTATATCCCCGCTGAAATCCCCATAATTCTGATACAGAAACACGACATCTGCATGGTTGTCGGAAATAGTACTAAGTGCTACTCTTGGACCGGAACTTTTATAAAATGACGTACTATCATTTGATTATCTTTAGCTTGTTATACCAGCGTGAAGAAAAAGGGAACCACCCGATTAAGAATGATTCCCCGAAAATGGTTACTTTGTATAGTTTGCTCATGGCTATTTCTTTTTCAAATTAGACATCACACATTTAATCACTTCATAAATGAAAATAGCAAGAAAAATAGTAGTCCATGGATATTGGTTTATCAGTTCATAAAAATCTCTCATAGTTTTACCTCCTTCCACTCACTTTCTATAATCACATGTTCACACTTATTACACCTATGCAAATAAGTTGGGAATGGTGCCGTTGTATAGTCCTCAACAGCTATTTCTATACTGCCACATTCCGAACATTCTATCTTTACCTCTTTGATACTGGGATAATCCCAAAAGGATAATTTGCCTTTCACGTCCTCAATTGGATTTTCGTAGAGAATAGGGTTAGCTAGTACCCAGTTATAAACTCCTTTCTCTGCCCAGATGGAAGGATGGTTTTGTACACAGTCTATTATCTCGACGCTTCCGATTATGGAGCCTGTACAAAAACTAAAATCTTTCCACTCTTTGTTTTCCGGTAATGCCAATAACTGCTCATTGGTAAGTATTGAATCATAGAAATTATCATAATTCAAAGGTTTACCGCTTGAATGAATCAGTACCCTCTGCCCTAAGTATTTCTTAGGGCAGCTCCAAGTACGGTTCTCAATGTCTTTAATACCATGGACTATCAAAGAGGCCCACGGCTGTTTTATGGTTATTGCTTTCATTTTTTATTGTTGTTCTTTAATATCTCATCAAAAGACGGAATAGGAAACCATGCTTTTATCACTCCTTCATCGTAAAATAGATGAGGATAATCCCTAGTTGATGCAAACTTATTCCATCTTTCAAAGAAATAAACTTTCTCAATAACATCACCGTCAGTAACAAAGTAATACCCATCCTTTTCTGGCAACCGTTCCTTAACACTTATCCAAGGCGATTGCTTGGATTGCCATTCAGCACCTTTTATAAAATATTTCTTCGCCACTGCTGGCAATCCTCCCCAATCAGGCATCTTATCGTAAGCCATACTTTTGGCTGCTTCTTCTAATGTTTGTTTCATAATTTAATGTATTTTCCCATGGTTGATTTTACAATAATCTTATTATCGGATGATGGCATTACAACCACATTCCCGGCATCTGTGCTAATTTTTAAGATAGGATTAGAATTTGCGTCAATACTGGCTACTATAATCATATCTCCAAAAACATATCTTTTATCTTGTTCTAATTCATTCATTTCTGTTCAGTTTTGTTCCTTATTGATCAATTACTTTTTTCAATTTATTAAAAGCCTTCTCTTTATCAAATCTAATCCCATCTTTGAACTCCAATATCAACTCCCAAAGCTGGCTTTTGTAAACATCACCTGCTTTATAGTCAGTCTTATAATGGTATTTCTGTGTAGTGGTTATTTCCTTAAATATATTCGTTGCATTAAGATATGCGGCTCCCCATTCTGTAAGCTCTACACTAACGGTATCATTCAAATCTATTTCTATCATAAATATTCCTTTCTCATTAGTGTTACGTTAATCCTCAATGGAATACAATGCCTGCATACACTCAAAGGGGAAAGATGAATTTAAAGCGTCATATATTTCTTTCGGTATATCATCTTCGCTTTCAAAATTACCTTCAACACTTTCAGATCCAAATGCTGTTGCAACATGCTTCTCTTTATACTCCTTACCATTAATGGTTGCGGTTGTTTCCCATCCGTTAGAGGTTACTTCGATTACTATCTTATTCATTACTTTCCTGTTTTGAATTTCTTGTTTATTTCTTTTTCAGCAGCTCTGGCCCCTTTCTTGAAACCTTCCACAAAGCTGTCAAAACAAGCTCTATGGATTTCTAAAGTACATCTTCGCATAAGTGGACAAATCGAACATTTTTGGCTAAGTCCGGCTGACTTCTTGGCTATTTTCGTTACATTTTTCATTGGAAACTTAAATTAATTATTACGATTTCTTTCCGCTGCGACTTCACTCATACACATCTTGCACCAGGAGGTGAGACATCGGTATTCCTTATCCCCACATCTGACAGTCCTGTTATAAAACCGGTGGAGCGGAAGGGAACGTCCGCAATGCGGACAAACCTTTCTTCCGGCTTCCGTACCTGCAACCGTCTTGGCTTTACGGTGTACAAGCGTACATCCCCTGCATTCATCCAGTCTGCCTTTGTATTTCCGGCATTTGTGCAGGGAGATGCGCCCGCATGGAGCGAATTTCTCGCAGTCGAATCTGGGTTCTGTATGATAGATGTTCATACGGCACTGTCCATCAAATCAAACAATGTGGGTGCGCTAACTTCCATCTCCGCCTCATACAGATATGAAAGACTGTCTTTCCAATAGTCATAATTCAGTTCAGTAGATAATCCCTTACGTTTCAGTCTGATGGCACAATAAGGTACTGTGCCGATACCTCCGAAGGGGTCAAACACCAGCTCACCCTTGTTTGAGTACCGTTCAATCAGTCTTTCAACGATATCGAGCTGAAGGGGACAGATGTGGTTCTGCCGTTTCTTCTGTGACTGCTTGGTATTAAGCGTGCGCATACGGGTGACATCATCCCATATCCAGGGCTTCTTGCTTACCGGGTCAACGGCCATGAAGGTTTTTGGCAGCTTACCGTAGGATTCCAACTCTTCGGCAAATGCAACGTGTTCCTCGTAGTTATAGATATGCTCGCGTTCATAATTACGGAACAGATGGCGTATCTTGTCAATACCAGCACCTTTCATGTCCTCATAGCTTAACAGGGAGTTGCCAGATGATTTCCAACTTGCATGGGCGTCTATCTGCCAGCGGGCCAACGAGTATTCACTCTTGTTCTTTGTCACCGGCAAGTCAGCGTATGCACGTGAGGTATCAGAAGGTAGTTTTCGGAAGAGAAGAACATATTCCGGGCAACCGATACCCATCTTTGAACCGTCCTTACACATTTCAGTATAGCCAAGTCGGTAAGTCTGGTTATTCTCCCTTACTACATCCGTATCCACCGTGATACGTCCCATGTAACGGAAGCCGTGTTTCATGTAGTGGAATACTGTCATTTCGCTGAAGGGGTCAATGGTGGGCATGCCGTCGCCCGTGGCATTACCAAACAGTACACGGTCTTTCACATGGATGCAAGCCAACCGCCCCGGCTTCAATATGCGCATAAGTTCAGGCGTAAGGTAATCCATCTGCTCAAAGAACTTGCCGTTGTCCTCATTATGTCCGAAATCATTATAGGTCGGAGTGTACTCATAGTGGTTGGAAAACGGGATGCTGGTTACAATCAGATCTACCGAATTATCTTCCATCTTCTGACATTCAAGAACATTGTCGTTATTGATCGCTTTCCAAAGTTTACCGAATTTTTCCTCACGACTGGCGAACATCCACCGCATCATCTTCTCTTTCGCTTTCAGCCCATACAGTCCGTTTTCACGTACTATGCCGGTCATCTTGGCTACCATCTCCTTATGTTGTGCCCATTTCTGCATGAAGCTCTTGTATATCTCTCCCTCGCTTTCCGCATAGACCAAGTAGAGGTCAACTGGATGTTTCTGCATGAATCGGTAGATACGGGCTATCGCCTGGAACTTATCGTTGAAACGGTAGTCGATAAACATGATTGCCTTGTGACAGTGGTACTGGAAGTTCAAACCCTCACCAAGCATTTCGGGTTTAGCTGCAAGGTATTTCAAACGGCCATCTTTGAAATCAGATATAACCTTGTCGGCTTCTTCATCATTCTGTGAGCCGTACACAGCCTTGCATCCGGGAATAACCCGACAAAGTTCTTCACGTTCCTTTTCTAAGTCATGCCATAGTAGAAAATGCTCATCTTTATTTTCGGGGCGGTTAATGATTTCCACCACACGGGCCATTTTTTCAGACATATTATCCCGGCGTTCTTTCGCTGCATCAGCAAGTCCGAGAGCAGCTTCACGGAACATCTTCACTTGTCCGTCACGGTCGGTACCGGCAGTGGAGTTATCCACGCTTACGACTTCTTCATGTACACGAAGTTCCGGCAGTTCATATCCAGTATCGGGATAACCGAGGTCGGACGGTTTGGTGAGGAACAACGCCCATGTAGATACCCATAGCCAGAACTCCTTTTCCTTGTGCGGATAAAGGGTAAAGTTATTCGCTTTCGTGCTGTCTCGCTGGAAGAACCTTGTAAGTGCCTGCCCGGTATCCATCACTCCAAGGTAGCCGGCATAGTGTATCAGCTCCTTGTATCTGTTGGGTGATGGCGTGGCAGTGGCAACAAACCTGTACGGAACTTCTGCAAACAGAGGAAGAAACTCCTGATAGGTCTTGGTCCCGAATCCACGTAATACGCTCGCTTCATCCAATGAGGTAACGGTAAAGTAGGAAGGTTCTATTCTTATTCCGTCTTCACCGTCACGGACACGTTCATAGTTTGTCACCATGATATTGGTCGGACATTGCTTTACCTCCTGCATAGTACGTACATAGTTCACTTTCATGCCCAGATGCTTTTCGGCCTGTGTCAGGAACTCCACTACTACACGCTTGGGGCAAACTATCAACCCTTTGCCTCCTGTGCGGTTCAGGATCACCCGCAGTATCTCCAACTGAGTTACGGTCTTCTGCATACCGAAGCTGGAGAATATCGCCCTGCAACCGCCGGAAACAGCCCAACGTACTGTATCTTTCACATGGGGATATAAGTACGGGGTAAGTTCATCAGCCTTAACTTCAAATCCTGTCTGATGGCTGATTGCCATCTTGTCTTTCAAAAATTCTATATAATCTTTCATTATGCTATTCTTTTTTTGATTAAACTCATGTTCTTTTCCACAAGCCTTATAATGCGGTCATGATACTCTGATGTTCCGTTGCATACGGCTCTTGACTGTACTATCTGAAAAGATTTAAGATTCA